ACCGATACCCGATGTGCTCATGATGCCGGTCGGCGTGTTGCTTGTGCCGTCACCCGTAACCGCTTTACTGTCGATAGCCAGAGCTAAACGCATGGCTAATTCGTTACGGATCAGTGCCTCGATGTCCAGACTGGATTGCAGTAATGTTTTACGGCTGATTTCAGTCATGGCACCTACTGTTTTAGGTGACAATGTGACCTGATCAAAAGTCTGATCGCTTTCAGTGATATCACCATTTTCAGCGACCCAGTAGGCTGTTGAACCGGCTGTCATGCGTGGAATAGCTACATTACCCACCAAATCACGCAGGATAGTTGCCCCGAGAGCTTTGGTGACCATGGCATTTTCCAGAGTCTCGATAAATGAACCGGCCAGCACGTTGGTTGATACGGTGTTACCCGCTGAACCTGCCACGGTTAAATCACGACGCATCACATCAAGAGGCACATATAAACCTTTTGGCGTGTTACCCATTCGTTCTGCAACGGCTGCACTGACTTCAAATTCAAAACCCGCTGCACGTTGAAATGCGGCATTGTTTGGATTAGCCAGGGCGTTTAATGCACGAACAAAAGAGAAGCTGCGAGCTTCTCTATCGGTTAGACCGATTTCGGCATCGTCTGCGCTTGGGGCTGCTTTTGGTTCTGGCATGGAATCTAAAACAGCGGCTCGAAATTCATCTAATGACTTACCATTATCAATGAATGTTTTGGCCAGTGAATCTAAACCACGCTTGCTGCCGATGGATTGAATTTCATTAATTCGCAATAATTCTGCTTTGCGGATTTGCTCAATCTCAACCTTTACATCAATTACAGGTTGGGCGCGTTCGGTTGTTTCAGTAACCGTTGACTGTTCTGTTTCTTTAGGCATTGAGTTTTCCTCGTTGACTTCAATTAAGTTTGCAGCTTGACGACCTGCCCCGACTGAATCATCGGCGGGCACAGATACCATGCTGATTTCGTAGGGCTCCCAATCTTTTACCCGGTAAACGGGTTTATGCTCGGTGCCTTCGTCCGTTTCTTCGCGACTGTGGATCATGTAACCCACTGACACTTTTCCACGAATACCATCGACCACATCNNTAAATATCTCTTTTGCACGTTTGCTTTTTCCAAAGCGAACCACCGCCCGCGCCACGCGGTCAGAGTCAATAGAGATGGATTCCACAACACCGATCTGGTCACGTATGTCATGGTCCATTAATAACGGGGCGTTGTTCTGCAGGCGACCAAGCCTGATTGACCCTGCCCCGTGATCTAATATTTCGATGCCGAACCACCGCTCGACCTTGTCTGTTTCTGAAGAAAAAGCCAGCTCTACTGTGCGCTTTTCTTCATTGATAAATTCTCGCTTCAGGTCAAATGACCGATGCAACATTTTTGCTTCGTTTTTACGTTTCGGCATTGTCTAAACCCTCGGGCGTTGTTGGTGTATTGGTTAAGGTCAGGCCATACTCTGCGGCCAGTTCATTTTCTTTTTGAAGTTGCTCGAATATTTCGCGTAAATCTTTGCCTTTTGCCGCAGCGATATCGGCGCGTGTCATGGTGCCCAGGGCTACACCTTCGGCATTGGCTTTGGTGTCTTTTAATGGATCAACCCAATCCCAGCCACGAGGTTGAAAAGCAATTCGATTATATTTACTGTCAATTTTGCTGTGGGGTAACGGGTTTGATCCACGCATTAAAAATTCATCAATCCATATTTGATAAACAGGCTCGTGCAGCTGCTCAATTAACCATGATTGCAGTCCTCGCCATTGCTCACGCTCTTCGAGCACACCTGAACGGATACTGGAAAAATTAACCCCTTCGAGATCATTGGCCAGTGTGTTGTAGGCCACATTTAAACCACTAGCAGCACCACGCAGAACAGCTTTTGTAAAATCTGCAAATGCCGAGGTCGGGTGTTGCGGGTCAAACGATGTGAAACCCATACCGCTGGGTAACTGTTCAAACGTTCCGGGCTNGGCGTCCACTATCAAGNTATAATCATCTTGATCCTTACTATCAACGGAATTGTGGGATTTTTTGGCCGCTTTANTAGGTGGAATATAGCCATCACCATCCGGGCTTGTATAAAAGCCCATTTTGCTGGCACCAANACGGGCGGCAATCAGTTCAGNCATTTCATAACCCCCAAGCATGTTCAAACGCCTGATGGCTGTGTGCATCCAGGGAACGCCGCGTATTTGACCGGGGCGATCTGATATGAATATATGTAATATTTCAGAAGCTGGCACACGCTTATTTTCACGACCTGCCAGAGTGATTTCACCAGGGTGTTTTGTTTTTAGGTAATAAGCTATTGGGCGGTCAAACTGATTTGACTCGATACCCATTTTAATTTTATGACCACCATCCAGTTCACGGTTTAACTCAATATCAAGATGGTCACATTCTAAAACCCGTAAATGCAGCCCATATCGGCCATACGGTATTTTGATCATCTGAACCAGGCATTCACCATCACGAGCAACGGTTTCTATTACCTGCCGTTGAATGTCTGCCCATGACTGGCGACCATTAGCCGAACAGTTGCGAGGTTTAGCCCATTGTTTAAACTCGGTTTCGACATAATCACTGTCGGCGTTATCTGCCTGCCCACGCTCATTCGTAAACTTACATTGCAGTTGTATGCCGTTGGTGCCAATCACATTGGCTTTGACCATTTGCAGGAATTTACGGGCGTAGTCGTTATCCATGCAGAGTGTGCGTGACCGTCCACGAATAACCCGCAAATCACGGCGTATAGCTTCATTAGCAGAAAGGCTGGACCCGGTGAAACTAGCGGTTAATCGATCGATATTGGCTGCCGCAAAATCACGCGCCATTGATTTAGGGTGACGACCTCTTTTTTGTTTCACAGGAAACTCAACCGCGCGCTTACCAATTTGAAGGCCAAATAGTTTCATTAAAATCTAACCCCTATTTGGGCAGAGTGGTTTAAGCCTTTCCGGGCACGGGCTTTTCGGTTTGCTTTTACCAGTTCTTTTTTCCAGTATTCCCGATGCTTTAATAATTTTTCGGTGTCACGGCTGGCACTGGTTTCACCCATCGAATAATCCAGAATATCGATCTGGTAATTTTCTGCCCGGTGAAGTAATGCGGCCTCGATGTGAGCCAGCATTTTTAAGGCATGGCTTCGCGGGTCGCGGTCATCTTCTGCCTTGTTTGTTAATACTGTGAATATGCCAGTGTCGATAGTGACTCGTGCCTGATCGCTTATGCGCTCGATGTAGGCTGACCAGTGATAATTGGCAACTAAAAACGCAGCACTGGCTACACTGGTAATTTCAATTAAAAAATCTCCATTATCTTCAGTGGCTGTGAGTGAAATATTACGGGATGGCGTGCCTTCGCTGCGGCATTCGTATTTTAGGGTGTAACTGGCCGGTGGATAATCGGATGATAAGTCGGTACGCTTCCAGGCGGTATAGTCACCGGCATAAATTTCTACAGGTTCACCGGCTTGGGCGTTGGATGTGTCAAAAGCGTTACTCATGCAGGCAGTGTGCCTGCGGATTATTTCACGCGCAGTCTTTAGGTGGGGTTATTTTTAAATATGGCCGATTTGTGATTCACCGGTTAAAAACCAGGGCTCTTTTATGCTATCTGTTACGCTGATTTCTAGTTTAATGTCACCCGGTGGCACTTTTGCAGTTTCTGTGGCTGGGATATCTATCACCAGCAATGAATTTGCCCAGTCGGCACCACTAGCATCACTGGCTGCAGTGACCGTACCGGTCAATTTTTCTTTTTGGTTACTGGAAACAATAGCCGCCTGCACTGTTGAACTTACAGGGATATCGAACACCACCCCGTTTTTTTTCAGGGTAATTGCCAGGCTGGCATCATAGCCCGTGGTTATTGTGAACATTGTATGTCTGCCTCTTGTGATGTTTGAATAATGTTTGCTGTATTAGCATTAAGTGTGTCGACCGTTAAAGAGGGCATAACAACATCACTATCCAGTTGAGCTGATATATTGTCTATGGATTGCGGTGCGGTATATTCTGCGTTTTGAGTGTACCCACTGCACGGCCCCGAGCTACCCCCTTGCTGATTTGTTAAATGATCCCAAAAAGTAGTGCCTGCCTGCACCGGCAAAGAGCTATTGCCCGTAATTATTTGCCAGAGCGTCATGGGTAAGACTCCGCACCGAGTATGGCGGCTTTAGTGCCGGTGATAATGTCAGTTTTATCCTGGTCAGATACCGCACTTTGATTATCTTTAATTTGTTCCAGTGAATCGGTTAACGTATCAAACCCACCTCCTTTAATCTCTACCAGGTGCGCCACTACATTGTCGATGCTAATTTGACTCGCTGCTGATTTAGCTTCAATATTAGCCAAAGAAGTTTTTTCACCAGCTGTTAAAGCTGACCCTCCTATATTAGCGACGTAGATATCTCCTACATTCATAGATATCCCAAACCCCCCTGTAGGGGGATTTCTTCTAGGATCGCTACCGTCTTTACACGTTAGTAAAGCATTAGAAGTTTCTAGTAAATTTTGAGTACCTACGTTATCTAACTTTACAGTAGCAATATCTGTATTAAACTCATAGTGTCCTGCATTAATAGCCTGCATAACATTAAAGAAAAGACGTATGCCCTCTTCTGTCATTAAATTATGCACATACCAGGCATACCCATTGAGAATATTAAAAGTAGCTCCGGCAATTTGAATATCTATATTCAATCCATCTGCATCATCTACATAATCAGCAGAGTATCCAGTGACCGTAGATCCAGCTATACCGTTATTTTCATATACACTATCTGTTTCTTGACTAGCTACTGCAGACCACCCAGTAGTAGAAACTAAAGCTGTTAAAGTTTGTATCTTCTTGGCATTTAATCCTGATTGGTAANCTATTGTAATAGTGAGAACATCTCCATCTGAGTAAGTAGTACCATCAGTATAGGATACTGAGTACCCTGCAGCGGCTACAACAGTATTTATTGTTTCATCATTATCTACCCCTACATTTCTAACAATTCGTACTCTGCTGCCCGAAATTAGACTAGTAATGCTGCCATTTGCTGTAACCGGTTCAACATAATAACTCTCATCATTAGATTGAAATCTCACGAAGTCTGGATGATCAGAACCACCTCTGCTTACATAACAACCGTGCAAAGTCGTTGTAGTGTCTTGCCCGTCAACATAACCGACTGATGTTGCGTAGTCTGCGCCCTCTTCTATAACAAAATCAGGCCAGTTAAAAGGGTTTTTACTGTGATAAGTCGCATCCTGAGAAAGGTTATAATTCCACTCTCTTAGAATGTCTTCTGCTGTATTTGTACCACCGTCCTGAATCTCATAATCAAACGACTTACCACCAACTACTTTAGGGCTTGCTGTATGGTCTACGACTGTTAAAGTTATAGCAGGATCACCCGTTGCCGCTGTCATGGCTTCAGGCTCCATGCCTACTGTATATTCGTACGATTCTAATTCGGTTAATCCCAGACCATTGAGNACATTTGCTCTTGATTCATAATAACCGTTGATATGNTATTCAATAACTAAATGCGTTGAATAGTCATAATCTGGTGTACCATCTCCATTAGCGTCTTCATAGAATTTAAATATTTGATCTACTGCGCCTGTAGCTCTTAAATCTGTTGTAGTTGATCCGTCTACTTGTTGATATTCGCCTTGCCCGCCTGCTGGTATCGTTCCTGCTGATTTGATTGAACACCATTTACCTATTACTTGATCACTAGTATTTTCCCACTGCATTCCTGCTCCTTTCCAATGATCTAAATCATCAATTGTGCAACCATCTAGAAAGTCTATTCTATCAGGGCCAATAGCTTTTAGATTAAACTGAGTATTAGCCAATGTTGATTGGGCTATAAACTCAGCTATCAATGCAGAATAAATGCTTCTTCCCTCTTCCCTGGTAACAAGTGTTAAAACCTTTGTTGTTCTATTGTATGTAATATTTGTTGTATAAGCTAAACCGTGACTAGAGTCGTAAATTGGATCTAATGTTTGTGATACTGAAATAGGAATAACTGAATTTCCAGCTGTTACACCTGCTACACGAATAGGCAAATACCCCGCTTTCATTATCGTGTAATCAACGTCTTGATCAGCAGAATAAACCTCGCTCCACGATTCGCTTGTAGCTGTTGAGTTATTTCGTTGTATTTCTGTTTG